AGAACTCTCTCACCACTCTTGGTCAGAACGATCCTGGATCAGAGATGAACTCTGCATACTGGAACTCAGGCGTTGAGTCGGACAAGGAGATTGCCCGGCGTCAGAAGCGTAAGTTGCAGTACTTTGCCAACATCTATGTTGTGCAAGACCCTGCGAATCCTCAGAACGAGGGTAAGGTTATGCTTTATCGTTTCGGTAAGAAAATCTTTGATAAGTGCATGGAAGCAATGCAGCCTGCATTCCAAGATGAAAGTCCTATCAATCCCTTTGATTTCTGGGAAGGTGCGAACTTCAAGTTGAAGGTTCGTAAGGTTGATGGTTACTGGAACTATGACAAGTCTGAGTTTGAAGCACCAAGTCCTTTGTTTGATGATGACGATAAGCTTGAAGAAGTTTGGAAGAGTCAGTATCCTCTGTCAGAGTTTACTTCTGCTTCTAACTTCAAGTCCTATGACGAACTCAAGAAGCGTTTGGATATGGTTCTTGCAGGGACTACTACGGTAGGTAACGCAACTGAGGTGATGGAAGATGCACCAAAGGCAGAACCTAAAGTAGATACAAAACCTACTCCAGCGCCTACTGTTGACACTGATGATGAAGGGGACAGTCTGTCCTATTTTGAAAAGTTGGCAAACGAGTAAGAGAAAGGGGGAACTTTGGTTCCCCCTTTTTTATATTGCTCCTGCTGCGTAAGCGGACCTGTTCAAAGCTGCAAATTTGTTATTACGAATATCACTCTTAGGCATGTGAGTAACATCTCCGTCTTTTTTCGTAACATTATTAATTTGAGTATTTCCACCACCCTGTTGCGTTGCCGCTGTTGCTGATGTGTTACCCGACATCGCCAATTTCTTTGCGATTGCTGCTTCAAGATCAGCAGTCTGGGGTTCAACATTTGGGCCCAGTCTCATGCTACCTCTAGTGACACCCTGTGCCGCTGGATCGCCCGCAGAACGGTTCTTCATTTCTAGTCGTCTATAAGCTTTTCTTCCAAGTGATCTTTTGATTTCTCCTGATTTCACTCCCTCTTCAATTTCACTTTTTGTTAAATCCTTAAATCCTGATTTAGTCATCACACGAGTCGTTTCGGCACCAGTAACAGGCGTAACTTTAGATTTTTGAGTTAGAAGATCATCATACGTCTTGTTAACTTCGGCGACAAATTCAAAAGATGTCTTTCCGCCATTGAATTGTTCTGCGGCGTATTTGTCATCCATAACACCCTCACCAACCAAAAACCTTAGTTTGGCGCCCAATTCTTCTTGGTTAAACTTATCACCAGTTAAACCAGAGATATTCTTAATTTTTCCCTTAGAAACAACAAAAGAAAATTGGGATTTTGCTTTGCTTTCTTCTATCGCCGCCTGTCGGTCAGCCTTCAGCGCATCTTTAAATTGTGCTTCCTTCTCGGCGGCATCGGGCCCGGTGAACCCCTTGAGTTCAATGCCGTCGGCGGTTTCCCCCGTTACCACTTGTTGACTTCTCATAAATTCCAGCTGCATAGAAGTAGTCATCCTTTTATCTTGAGCTGCCGCCAACTGCTTCCTCGCCGGTTCAGTATTAAATTTCTTACCTTCAGATGATCCACCTGGCACCTTTGGTTTTTCATCTTCTACCATGTCACCCATCAAAAATCCTGCAAGTTTTTTCCCTGCCCATTCGCCACCAAAAAATCCTATTGCGCTACCAAGTAATCCGCCGAGTATATTGCCCGGGCCCGGTACTACAGTGCCTAATGCAGTACCAACTGCGCCAAATCCAACAGCACCAAGACCACCACCTAAAAGTCCACCAATTCCTTTAATCTTTTCTTCTTTTGAAGCATCACTCAGTAATAACTGAACTGCAAATGCACCAGAGAGTAGGGGGCCAAGGAGTGGAATTTTGGTCGCAGCCTTCTTTAACAAAGGAAACTTTGACAGATGTTTGAACTTGTCTACCACACCGCCCCCGCCTGCTGCTGGTGTTGGTGGTTTTACAGTTGCTGGTGGTTTTACAACTGCTGGTGGTTTTGGTGGAGTTGCTACCGCTGGTGGTTTTGGTGGAGTTGCTACCGCTGGTGGTTTTGGTGGTGTCGGGGCGCCAGGAACTTTTGGTGGTGTCGGGGTGCCAGGAACTCTTGGAATCATTCTCCCTAAAAGTCTAATTCCCTTAAAGAAAAGACCTAGACCTAACGTCAATGGAGAGAATAACGCCTTTAATGCTGCAACACCCATTAATGCTGTAACACCAGCTATTCCAGCGACAATCGCACCAATACCGGACTCATCACCAAATAGTGTCATTATTCCCTTAAATAATCCACCTTCTGGTCCAAAGAAGGCATCATAAAACTCTTTTAATTTTGGAATAAGAGTTTTATCAATAAACTCAGTTGCTTTCTTGAAAGTGTCACTTTGCAGAAACTGGCCAAGTGCGATAAGAAATCCACCAAATATAAGAGTACCAAAAAATCCCTTCAGCCCCAGTTTTGCTATCTTACCCTTTTCTTTTGCCTGATCACCAAGAAACCCTACCATCTTTTTTAACAGGGAATTTCTCTTCTCCTCATCAGGTTCAGTAGTTCCTTCTGCTTCATCCTCAGCTTGACCCGCTCTACCCGCATCTCCCATTCTAGGAAGTGCCATGCTCGGAATGTTCGGTATTTTACGAGTTTCACCAACAGGAGATATGACTGTTGCTTTACCATCAGCACCAGCCTGCATTAAATTTCCTGATTTTGATAGGACTAATTTATTACCCTCAGAGTCCACCATGCCGCCGGGTTCACCACTAGGAGAGGGTACATCAAAAAAAGATGCGTCTTTCTTTTCTTCCTCACGCGATTCTAAGAGTTTTTCTGTAACGAGAACCAGAGCACCTAAATTTTTATTTGTTTCCTCTAAAGTGGCCATGACTTATTCCTTACTTCTTAGGTTTGCTGATTGCCTGCGCGCCAAAGAATGCTGCAACGATACCGGCAACTGCGATGAAATACACACCCGCCATGTCACCAAGAATCTTAGCTGCCTGATCCATGTTGAAAACTGTTGCAAGAACTACGATAATAGGATACAACAACATACCACCAAGTGAGTACCATGCCATTGTACGTTGTGCGTCACGCATTGCGTCTGCATCCTCAAGTTCCTTACGTTTGAACTCCAGATACATCTGTTGTTCATCAGGACTAACTTTACCGTCACCATTCGTATCTGCTGGATGGTGACCTGATGCTTTAATTTCTTCTTCGCCCATTTGAATATCCTCTCATTTGTTGTTGTTTTATTCTTTCGTTTTCTTCTTTTATGTGATTAGATAAAAGTCCTATGTAAACATCCCTCTCCCATGGCATCATATTTTCTAGTTCAGTTAAACTATATTTATGGTGTGTTACTAAGTCAAAATTAACCTTATAATAGTTTTGCACTGTATCATTGGAAAGGGCTATTCTAAAAAACTTTCAATTCCCTCCAATAGTATTTCACCCTTTACTTTCGTGACAGGGTTGGTAACCTCAACAATATGACGAACCTTCGGCATAGTTTCAAAGAAATTTACCACATCCTCTAGTTGTTTTCCACTGAAGGAGTTGATGAATTCGTCAATTTCTTCTGAAGTCATATCAATGCGATTTATAGTTTCATCGTTAGTCTCAACTGATGAGATACACCGTTTAACCAATTGTGTCATTTTTTCAAACTCAGAGTCCATCAAATCAAGCCCTGCAACATCAGAAAGTCGAGGTGGGTTCAAAACAACTTTAATGTCATCCGTCAGCTTGATTGTATCAGAATGTTCAACATTTGTTTGCACTTGAATACTTTCAAGGTCCACTTCAATTTCAGTTGTCGTTACATTATCGTCAGGACAATATACATTTAAAGTTACTTTAGCACCAACAGACTTTGCTCTGATCTGAAGAAAGATATACTCAATGTCAAACATAGGGTTCTTATCTGCATCAACTTTGCCATAAGTGCAAGTAGAAACTAGGGAACTTAAAGCATTTGCAACCATTTTTTCGTCGTTTGACTCTTGAGCAATCATTAGAACTTTTTGTTCTTTGACCAAGAATGCTCGAAACTTAATCTCTTCCTGTGTTGATGGTACTGTTAGAGTGTACTCTGGTGTAGTTAGTTTAGGTAGTGCCATAATTTATTCATCCTTTATCATATTATGTGTGTTTTAGAATCCTTCGAATCCAGTCGTTGGTAAACTGCCCGGTTGAGCCGCAGTCGTACCGCTAGCCACTTCCTGAGCATGACTAGGGTTAGTGCCAATTTGTCTTTCGATTGACAATGCGTCCCAATATTTGTATTGCATTTGGACAGTTAGTTTAAGTCCTGCTCCTGACGCTGGTGCGTAACTTAGATCAGTTCCGTTAATTTCCTTTGGAAAAACATCAAACAGTTTGACACCAAATACTTTTTTGTGTGATCTGTCTAACAAATATATTTCAGCAGAACCCACATAGTCATCATAATAACCAATGTTCCATGAGTTTCTTTTCCAAGCAAGGCCCTGCCATTGTTCGAAAAACTTTCTCTCACTGAAGTTTTGACTTGCTGTAAACACCATGTTAGTACTACCAGAGAAGGTCACTCCATCAACAACTTCTTGTTGCACCGCGTACATATTTACGTCTGGTGAACTAGCAAGGTTCATTCCAGGCATTGCAACAGATTCACAACGCATAGAAATACTTCGCTTCTCGTCCTGTGTCGCTGGATG